CCTAGCAGAGCATGATGAAATAGCAATTGATTTAGAAACTAGAGATCCAAACATTAAAACAAAAGGACCAGGTTATATACGTAAAGACGGTGAGGTTGTGGGCATAGCTGTCGCTGTCGAAGGATGGCAAGGGTATTACCCGATTGCTCACGACACACCACCAAACATGGATAAATCTATTGTTACTAAATGGTTGAAAAAACAATGCAGCTACGAAGATAAAAATTATATTTTTCATAACGCTTTTTACGATGTAGGTTGGTTAAAAGCGATGGGTGTTGACATTAAAGGTAAAATAATAGACACTCTTATTGCTGCGCCACTCGTAGATGAAAATAGGTTTAGATTTGATTTAAACACATTAAGTAAAGATTATCTACAAGAGTCGAAATCTGAAGCCCAACTCTACGAAGCAGCTAAAATGTGGGGTCTTGATCCAAAAGGAGAGCTATGGAAGCTTCCAGCCTCACATGTAGGAGAATACGCTGAGCAAGACGCAGCTGTAACGCTACGTTTGTGGAAACACCTACGAACAGAAATAATTAAACAAAATTTAACAAACATTTTTGAGCTCGAAACGGACCTATTTCCAGTTTTGTTTGACATGAAACAAAAGGGCGTTAGAGTTGATCTAGACAAAGCTGATAAAATAAAAAAAGATTTACAGGAGAAAGAAAATGCAATCCTACGATCTATTAAAAAACTTACTAACATTGATGTTGAAGTCTGGGCTGCCGCCAGCGTGGCAAAAGCGTTTAGTTCTCTTTCGTTGCCATTTGATACTACACCAACAGGGAAACCAAAGTTTGACAAGAACTTTCTTGCGACTCATGAAAGCCCGCTTGCCAAAATGGTTGTTGAATGTCGTGAAATCAACAAAGCGAGAACGACATTTATTGATACCATCCTCAAGCATTCGCACAGAGGGAGGATACACGCAGAGATCCACCAGATGCGTTCGGACGAAGGTGGAACGGTAACAGGTAGATTTAGTTACAGTAATCCTAATTTACAGCAGATACAAGCACGGCACGCCATACTCGGCCCCCTGATCAGAAGTATATTTATTCCTGAGAAAGATTGTGAGTGGGGTATCTTTGATTATTCACAACAAGAACCACGCCTGGTCGTGCATTATGCTAGTCTTAAAAACTACATGGGCGCAAGTAAATTTGTAGATTCTTATCAAGAAGATGACACAACAGACTTTCATCAAATGGTATCCGATCTAGCAGATATACCTCGTAAGCAGGCAAAGACAATTAATCTTGGTTTGTTTTACGGTATGGGTAAAGGTAAGTTGATGTCACAGCTTGGTGTGGACCAAGAAACAGCTGAAGAATTGTTAGCTGGTTATCATGAAAGGGTGCCTTTTGTTAAAAAATTAATGATGGATACAATGCGTAAAGCAGGAGAAAAAGGTTTTTTGTCTACGATAGAAGGTAGACGGTGCCGTTTTGATCAATGGGAACCAGTTAATGAGTGGGGCAAGAAAGCCTTACCGTTGCCCGAGGCCCAACGTGAATACGGTGAACATACAATTAAAAGAGCCTGGACATACAAGGCTTTAAATAGATTAATACAAGGGTCTGCTGCAGATCAGACCAAGAAAGCAATGCTCGAGTTGTACAAACAGGGCTACCTGGCACATATACAAGTTCATGATGAACTGGATTTTTCTGTTGCAAGTGACTGTGACAAGTATAAGATTCAAGATATCATGGAACAAGCAGTAAAATTACAAGTGCCAAACAAGGTAGACGTTGAATGTGGTAAAAACTGGGGCGATGCAGGTGACTAAGGTCTTCTTATTAGTCGTTAGTTTGTGGGGTTACAACGGAAGTAGCTGGGTATACACAGGAAATCAAATGGTTTTGCAAGACAAGTTTTTAGATTTAGAAGTTTGTGAATCATTTGGTCGTCAATTCATGAAGTTTGAAATGAATAAATATTTCACATTTAAAGTACAATGCATAGAAGATATCAACAAAGAGACTTGACACTCCCATCTTATTAGATTATATACACAATTAAATGAGAACATTGCAAGGTTCTCAGAGTATGGCTGAACAACTGTAACAAGGTAGTAAGGCACACTTGAGGAAAGATATGGGCAAATGCCTGAAGGGTCCAAGGGTGGTACTGAAGTACTCGTTAACTTTTATAGGTTGATTTGTCGGGAAAAGGTTGGGGGTAGTCAAAGAATCCCCCTACTCACAAAAGAAGGAGAAAGTAATGACTATATTAAAAAAAGATTACGAAGCTGTATTTAAAGAAGGCTTCAAGCTTGGCACTAGATTAACTAGAGCTAAAATAAACATTATGCGTGCTAGTGATTCCAAGTCTTTGGGTGATTTGGCAATGACAGAACATTACAAGCAGTATGCCGAAACATGGTCGCAACTCGCAAGAAATGTCGGTAGAAAGTTTTGTCCGCCCGTGTCACACGCACCAGAACAGCCTACGCTAGATTTTGGTGATCCTGAATTTTTAGAACACAAGTACCCAGATAAACCAGAGGATGAAGATGGATATCAAGAAGTTCAAGTCGGTGGCAGTGGCAATTGACACCTATAAATTATTAAAAAAGATTGCTGAGTTAGATGATCGGTCAGCAGGTATGCAGATAACATATTTAGTAAAGCAAGAAGCAAAGAAGAGAAAGATAGATGAAGCAAAGTAAATTAATGCAAAATTTAACTGATGAGATGTTAAAGTTAAAAAAGAAAGCTAAGCGTGATCCTAAGACTTGGAACGAAGTTGCAGTGCGTGCACGTTTAGCTAGGATAGAAACCATTATTATTAAAAGGTATGGTAACATCTATCATTTAGCAGTAACAAATATTGGCAGTATGATTGTTGATGAAGACGGAGTTGTGTATGAACCATTCAACACAACTTGATTTAGCTTTAGATTTGGACCCTTTGGAGAAAATACCAAGGGGTTACAAAAGATGTCTTACATGTAATTTAGTAATGCCTGAAACTAGGCAATATTTTGCTTGGTCAACCGCCAGAGGTGTGGGAACTTGTTGTAGACTATGCACTAAAGAAAAAAATTATAAATATGTATCTACTGAAAAAGGTTACCTTCACGATATGTTTAACGGCGTGCTAGCTCGACAAAGGGGAAAGATTAAAGGTCGTACGATCGCCAATGAAAGAAATTTAAAAATGAAACACACTTTGAATACAATAGACAAATTATTTGCACATTGGGAAAATCATAAAAGAATTTATGGAATGAGATGTGCCTATACTGGTTGTATTTTAACACACATAAGAACGAATGGAAAAAGTAAGAGAACTGCTGCGGCTCCCACTAATATATCAATTGATAGAGTACATCCTCGAATAGGGTATACAGAGACAAATACAGTGTTTTGCACTTGGGACTTTAATGATAAAAAAGGCAGTATTTCACCAAAAGATTGTTTAAAAGTAATTAATTTTTGTAAAGGAAAGGGAAGATATGATTTGTTATAATTGTAAAGGTAATGGTTTTTTAAGATTAAAATGGGAGGGAAATGAATCAATCAAGCAATGTAAAGTATGTAACTCGTCTGGCGAAGTTAAGGATGAAGAACACTATCATCAAACGTGGTCAGACGGTGTGTCAGAAGAAACAACATCATTCTATTATGGACCGCCACTCGACGGCGAAATCTTTAAAAACTACAAGATTTATCCCATCGAATCCAGTGGTAACGGTAAGTAACGGTATAATACCTTTTTAGTTGCCAAACTTTCCATTTTACTCTATTTTTCGGGGTGAGAAATATTTTTTCATTTTTCACTCCCGAGAAGGGGCTATCTGATAAGGTCAACGACCATTCTACGGTAGCCCCGTTAAAAGGAAAGGATAGTATGGCTGTTGGTTTATTAATTAGAGGAGCAGGTGCCGCAATACGAGGCATAGGTAAGGCCTTAAAAGGTAAAAAAATCAAAGATACTACCAAAGGTGCAGCTTCTGCATTTGTGAAAAGAAGAAAACAATTTAAGAAGAAAAAAAGAAAATCAACAAATGATCCAGCACTGACAACAGGTTTAGCCATGACAGGTGCCGCTAGTGCAGGATTATTAGGTAAAAAAATCATGGATGATAGAAATAAACCCAAAACAATTAAACCTAAATTAGGGTTACCACCTAAAAGATAATGAATCACGAAGAAATACTGAAGCAAAGGGACCTACTGGACGCAATCCTCGCCTCACGGACCAACCAATTCGAGCGGATTGAAAATATGAAAATAATGGACTCAATTTAT